TTCTCGGTTAACACGGCCACGTGGACCTTACCGGGAGGGAGAACCTGAGCGGCCTCCTCAACAGCTGCCCGACCGGGGTCATCCATGTCGAACATCAGGATAATCTGGTCGAAGCTGTCGAAATACTCGTAGTTTGCACTACAAGTTTTCTTAGCGGCTGACGCACCGTGACCGAGAGAAACCACAGGCCACTTACAATCCTGAAGTTGCATCACGGTTAACATGTCTATTTCACCCTCGGTGATGACAATCTTCTTGCCACCATTCCAGAGGTGCTTACCGAACAGTGCGTCCCCTTTGTGAGACCCTCGGGTAGAGAAGTTCTTCTCCTTGTCCCGCAGCTTCTGAGAGACGATGGAGCCATTCTGGTCACGATAGTCGGCCACCTGATAGGCGGTCCCTCGGACCTTGGCAACCCAGTACCCGGCCTTCTGGCACGTTGCCTTCGAGATACCGCGAGCGGTCAGGTCAGTGTACCGACCGTCACTCTCGCCGAATACCAATAGTCCTGAGCCTTGTGTATTCATCCCGTAATTCCCTCCTTTGGGTCTTCTCGATGATAACTTTTCGGTACGTTCCTCTGAGCCGGGAACCCGGTGTTGACACACGAAGCAATACTCGTGCCCGTCAGAGTACACTGAGTTACCATCAGAAGAACCACAGTTTTCGCACGGAGCGTGGAACAGGAAGATACTCTCCTGACCATCTTCTCTACTGTCCCCGTAACTCATAAAGCCATCCCGTCAACACACGACATGAAGAACGCTATGAGGAAGGTGACCGACCACAGTCCGAGCACGCCATATGCCAACAATGGGATTATGTCGAAGCCTTTTAAGTTGTTCATAAAATGCCTACCTCGTGTAATACACCGATTGCAATCGTACCCACCAGTACAGCGATGGTAATAACCGCGACTGTCAGGACAAACATGAAGAATACGTCAAATACCTTGTTCATAAAGTAATCTCCGTTGGTGTGGTCAGTCCGGGAATCGAACCCGAATGAAACGCAGCGCTACGTCAGTGGCACCTGAAGCCTGACCATAATTTGTACAGGGTGTGCGACAACAGGGAAACGTAATTGTCTCCCTGTAGTGCCACCTAATGTTTACCCACGGTCAGAAGTGACCAGCTCGTTCTTCTCCCACCAGCGCTTCAGATCGAAGCTCGGGCAGGCTTTAGGCGCTACGTCGTGGTGTGCCATCAGCACAGCCCCAGAGTATTGCACCTTCAGTTCTACCAGCAGTGAACGCAGAGACTGCATCTGGGCTGGCGTGAAGTTTGCCTCAGGGTTACCCTTGGCGTCTATACCGCCTACCAGACACACACCTACAGAAGTCGAGTTGTATCCCTTGACGTGTGAACCCACAGCGTCTTGGTCACGGCCCGCCTCAACGGTACCATCACGACGGATGATGAAGTGATAGCCTACATCAAGCCAGCCCTGCTCTTTGTGCCACTGGCGAATCTCACGAACACCTACGTCCATGGTTGCCTTTGTGGCGGAACAGTGAACGAAAATCTGAGAGGTCTCCTGTCGCTTAGTGAATTGAACCTTGGCCATACTTACTTTGCTCCTTTCTTCTGCTTGAACTTGCCGAACGGTACATCACGCTTCGGCTCCTTCAGCCAGTCTACGGGAATCAATTTGTCGGCAAACAAGATGTTATGCTTCTCGCACCACTCAGCATAACTGGTGGGCGACCCTTTGTAAATCTTAGTACGACTCGAAGAGAACACTAACCGGATGTCTAACTCCGGGTATTGCTCACGAATCAATAGGTGCTTCTTGCGGTCCTCGGCTTCCCAGAGACCCTTAGTCTCCACGAAGATACCATTAGGCAGCAAGAAGTCTGGAGTGTAAAGGTGGTCACTCGCAGGAATAACGTAAGGGATGCGCCACAATTCATAGTCGAACGTGACGCCCTTTGATTCTAACTGCTTGGACACCTTGTCCTCAAGGCCAGACCGGAAGGCACCCACCTTCCGAATCCCTTTGGCCCCATAGCCAGCCATTAGAAGTCATCGTCTTCTTCGGCTTCACCTTCGTCCTCTTCCTCACCAGACCAGTCTTCCGGGTCTTCCTGAGGTTTACGGCTGCGAGGTTCGTCCGCTTCGTAACCGCCTTCTACAGCTTCGTCAGCCCAGTCGTCTTCGCCACCACCAAAGGTAGCCAGTTCGACCAGCATCACGCCTTCAAGCTGCAACTTGACGGAAGCGCCAGCTACCGCAGACCAGCCGTACGGTACCAGCGAGAAGCGAATCTTCACTTTGGAGCCGCCACCGATAATCGGAACGTCCTGAATGCGCTTACCCTTAGCGTCGACAACGCCCAGAACAATCTTCTTGGTCTCGCCAGTCTTCTTATCCTCGTACGAACCGTAGCACTTGAAGTTGAACGTGGTGGTACCGTCACCGTTGTCGAAGAACGGCATGTCGCCTTCATACGGCTTCAGAGGTTTCTTACCCTTCTGAACCTTCGGCGGGTTCGCTTCGTGTGCTTCCAGACGAGCAGCGTAGTTTTCCTCATGGGTCTTAACGATGAGGTCTACCAGCTCCTGACAGTCTTCGTTCTTGAACGTTACGGAACCCTTGTAGGTACCGCGTGGGTTCTCAAAACCCTCACCGCCATAGTCCGGCTTGTTGAAGTAAGCGTACGGCTCACAGGTACCAATCTTGGTGGTATAAATCTTCTTCTTAGCGAATGCCATGATGAATCTCCTTTAAGTTTAAACAGTAAGAGGGACAACCTGTGTCCCTATAGTGCTACCTAATGACTATCTGGGCGTACCCGAGTCACTTGGCCTAACTCTTCGTACTCCGCCTCGGCAACTTCGAGGGCCTCCTCAAGAGACCCAGCGTGTACCGGGAGTTCGTACGATGCGTTAGCTGTCTCGACCGTTACGACGAACTTTTGCATCTTCTCGCTCCTTCCACATGTTATACAGGGTGATGTACGCAGGGTCGAGCGTCTTCTCGTACATCGCTCGGCACCAGTCACTTGGCGTCATAGCACAGACCCTTATGCTTGTTGTACAGCTCCAGATAGAAAGTGGCCTTAGCCATGTCTTTCTCTAAGGTTGCCAGCTCGGATTTCTTCCCGGCCCGCAGGCGGTACTTGAGGATGTTCCCGAGGCAGTACCCTTTGAACATCTCTTGGGTCATGCTGCGCGCAATCACCTCGATGGCCTCTACGCCTTCGAACAGCTGGTAGTGACTCGGAGACTTCACAGCGTCAGACTTTTTGTCATGATGGTTCGGGCAGGATTTCACGTGGTTCTCGTCACGGGTACCACAGGCTGTGCAGATAGTTCCTGACTGTGCCACCTTTGACTTACAGGTGTGTGGGTAACGGTCGTCATCAAACGAGCACGCCTCACAGAAGGTCGATACCACCACCTCAGGTTTAGCAATTCCCTCTGACTCTACTTCCTTGCGGTAGTCCATAGCGCGTACCTCCCCAATGGTCGTACCTTTGACGTTTAGCGGACACTCGCCGCACGCTACCTTGTAGCATATGACGCCATCGGCGCACGTTGTGGAGTCTGGGCGGTCAGTGTTTTGTTCAACCAGTAGGTTCACCACTTGAATTTCACGTTCAGTCATTTACCACCTCCTTGATGCGCTCCCAGAACAGGCGAAGGCGTGGCCACTTGGTTACCACTACGGGTACGAAAGGACGGCTCTTAGTCTGAGCCAATTCGTAGAGACCGCGAGTAACCAAGATGTGCACACTAGGTGCCAGCTCGAAGGTGTCGCCGATACGTGGAATCTTACCGTGGCGCTCAGTGGCCGCTACAGTGCTGCGGTCTTCACGACGAACCGAGAAGATACCGTTGGATTTATTGAAGTGTAAGCGCATGGTTATGCTCCTTTTGGTGGCTCGTCGTTCATTGACCACACGATAGCCGCGAGGATGAACACGATGATTAGAATCAGATTGATGGACATATTGTTGTCTCCTATAGTGCTACCTAATTACATCTTAACGGTAGGGTCAGCCTCGGTACCGCGCCATTTGTCGAACGATGGGTGGCGCAGAGAGCCGTCTGGAGTTTCCTCCATGTATTTGATTTGGCACGCCCAGCCCTCGTAAGGGTTATTCGACGGGTGTTGGTCGTAAGCACACTTGCCAGCGCAGGAGTGGTTGTCCATGCCCACATCCTTAGACATCTGGCAACCATTGTCGCACATGGTGTGAGCCTTAACTTTGGCTGTGAACTCTTCCATCAGTGCCTGAGAGATGTTGTTGGCGGACACTACGCGACCAGACTCAAGGAGAACCTCGAAGCCAATCACCTTGCCCTCGTTGGCGAGACCGGGAGTTCCCCAGTTGAGTCCCACAATGACACCATCGGCCTCATTCTCTGGCTTCAGTTTCCACCAGCCTGACTTCTTACCGCGCTTGTAGATACCTTGAGGGTCCTTAACCACGAGACCTTCGTGACCTTCTCCGCGTTTTTGTCGGTACAGCGCATCGAGTTCGTCCATGTCGTAAACTTCATGGGACTCCGAGAGGCACCACTCGACTTCAGGGAAGTGGTCTTGCAGGACTGGTAAGGCTACCTTGACGTGCTCAAGGCGGAGGAGGGTCATCACGTTGTAGTCATCACCGGACTCGATAATGTCAAGCGGAATGATGTCGTAGAGGACAACTTTGAGCTGCTCTGTGTCCAGCTCGAAAGGTTCCTTCTTACCTTTAACCCACTCGACTCTACCTCGTGAATCAAACTTGAAGTTATCCTTCTTGAGCCACTTGGTGCGCAGCAGGCCAGACCCGGTGTTGAAGTCGACGCCCTTGACTATGAGTTCACCATCAAGCATGAAGCCATCAGGGAAAATCCAGCGGTCGTCTTTCAGTAACTTCTGCCAGCGCTGGTCGAAACCATTGAGGTGCTCAAGTGCCGGAATGGTCTTGGAGACCCGGCTGAGCCACGCTGCGTTGGCCGTGTTGTCTACGCAAATGTTCCCGCGTACTCCATCGTGCTTAGTGTCTGCGATGAGGTAACCGGAAGTCTCCAGTGCCTTCTCGATAGCAGAGCGAACGAACGATACGGCCTTAAATGGATTAGTCTTAATGTTCATCATGATGATGTCTCCTAAGTGTAGTGTTCATTTAGTGTGCAATAAGCAATCATAAAGGCCACCGGAATCCGATGACCTTGAGTCTGCCTATAGTGCTACCTAATCATTTCCAACTTGAGTAGTCGGCTGTGAGTTTTGCCAGCCAGTCTGACGCTGAGTCAATCGACCAGTGGCTGAACCGCTTACTTATTAGAAGTGACCCGCGTGGCTCGAATACGTCGAACAGCACGGTGTTAGTGAATGGGTCGTCAAGCATGACCACGTGCAGGCCTGTCGTATCCAGTAGTCTACGCTCCGCTGCTCCTAAACGAGACCATTGTGAGGTGCTTCCATCGAAAAGCCATCTTTTTTCAGTAGCCATTTGTTACGCTCCTACGAAGTATTTCTCTTGGTTAACAACGCTGTCACCCTTCGCGTTACGGAAAGAACCTTTCACACCACCGCCACGCTTTGTCTTGTTCAGCTTGCGGCCCTTAGGGATGTAACCTTCGGTCTGCTGACGTTCACGGGTGCGCTCAAAGTTGATTGTGTTCTGGTACATGGTGTTGCTCCTGTGTGATTATTAGGGACATTCATGAAGGCCACCAAACGATGACCTTGAGTATGTTCCTATAGTGCTACCTTATTCAAACTTACCGTGGCGGAACTCGATGCGTCCTACTACTTCGCTCTTGTAGTAGACGAACTGCTTGCGCTCGCCATTGGTACACAGCTGGTCTATCAGATAGCGGTCATCCAGCTCTGTCCAGCGGAGGGACTTAACGTGGAGACCACACGGGCCAAGCCCTAACTTAAAGAGCGTCTTGGAGTGAGTGCCATCCGGCAACACAGCGGTGAACTTAACGTGAATCAGGTCGGAGACCATCATCAGCTCATCTTGTGCTTCCTTGAGGGACTTGCGGAGGAACTTCATGCGGTCCCGCTGGCGTTCCCGTAGTTCGTTCACATCGCACACCTTCTGCTCTTCTTCCTTAAGCGTGGACTCAAGCCACCGCACCTGCTTATTGAGTGATGCCTTATCTTCAGACAGGCGGCACACCTTATCGTGCAAGATGTTTGTGTACTCCTCGTTACTCTTGACCTGCTTCTCAAGGGTGTACTCGCAGGTAGCTAGTCTCGTGGTGGCCCTTACGAACAGGATGATTAATACGATTAACAAGATGGTTACAACGATTGAGTAAGTCATAGCGTGCCTCTTTAAGTATTCTTTAAGTTAAGACTTTAAGTAATGGAACCCTCGGTCATTCGAAGGTTCCCTATAGTGCTACCTAATTGCCTGAGACCTTAGGCGAACGCGAAGTCAGATTCTAAGATATCGCGCAGATTCAGGTCACCTTTGGCCGGGACCGCAGGCATTTTGTCCAGTTGAGACTCGTGCAGCTGGTCAGCGAACTGGTCATAAAAGTCAGCTATTACATCGTTGTCCTCGTAGGTCTTGACCATCGTCTCACGGACTGCCTTAAAGAGATTCCCAGCGTCAGCCGGAATGGTCCCGAAGGAGTCGTGAATGAGCGCGAAGGAGTCAATCCCGTAGACCTCGTTAGCGTGAACTACGGTCATGCGCAGGTGACTACCATCCTGTGAGTGCACAAAGTTAGGGGCGATTCCTGACTCCTGCTTATGTGCGTCAATCTCTTTGGCTTCCCCTTTGTTGTACGTCATGAACACGTTGGCCTGACCTAAGAACGTCAGCTTCAGGCGCGCTTGGTCGCGCTTGTGGTATTCCTGCCACACCGGGAATCCGTCTGGTGTTACCCAGTGGATTGCGCAGCGCTTACGGAGCACCTCTTTGGTCTTCTTGTCCTTGACTTCAGCGGCCAGCAGCTTAGCGGCAGACTTCAGCCAGTTCATAGCCTCGACAGCGGCCACTACGGTCACGGTCACAGCGTCCCAAATCAGCTTAGCCATGTAGCCAGCAGCTTGGTTAGGGTGCGTAAACATCAGTCCCTCGCCGTTGTCAATAGCGGGCTGAATGGTGTCCTCAAGAACTTGCTGGCGGAATCCAAACTCTTTGGAACCATACGCCAGCGTCATGACCGAACGCTTAGTCACCTTGCGGGTAACACCATACTGTAGCCACTGCGCAGCCAGTACGGACTCACCCAGCGTTACCTTCTCGCGGAACTCACCAGTCTCCTTGTCGGCAATCTGCTCGACCACCGTCTGAGACCCGTTGATGGCGTGCTGGTGGAGCACCTCGTTGACCTTATCGGCCACAATCTTGTAGATATCCTGCACGGTATCAGAAGGCAGGAGGTTAACAGCACGGCCACCGATGGAATCGCGGAGCATTGCGCTGAAGTGCTGAATCCCAGAGCAGGACCCATCGAACGCCAGCGGCAGCGAGCAGTTGTAATTCAGGCCATGGTGTTTAACGCCTGCGTACTCGAAGCAGAACGCTAGGAAGCAGAACGGCGAATCCTGCTGGGTCCACCAAGTGTTATTCAGCGGGTCGGCTGCGCTCGCCAGAATGTTTCCCTCGTTCTCTTCGATGAACTTGATGCGCTCAGGGAATGGAACCTTGTCGACGCCTGCACAGTTTGCACCGTGAATCTTCAGCCAGTAGAACCCATCGAGACCGATTGGCTTGCCTTTGGCCAGCGTCAGCATACCCTTGGTCATGTCGTTACCCTGCGGGTTGAACATGCTCACAGCATACACACGTCCGCGCCAGTCCATGTTGTACGGGAACCAGATGGCCTTGTGGTTAGCGAACTTGTTGGCCTGTGCTACCATGAACTCCATTGACAAACGGCGAGACTGGCGGGCCTTGTCCTTACGGTAGACCGCTGCGGCCTCCTTGCGCCATGCCTTACGTGCCACCTCGTTGGTGTCGATATCGTCCGGTCGTGGTGGCAACTCTTCGCGTTCAATCGCCGGAACGTCAGCCACCGGGCAGTGCTTCCAGTTGACAATCTCGTTGACTACCGCGAGCACCTTCTTGTTCACCTTCCACGGCGTGTTTTGCGCGAGGTTGACCGCCTTGTATACCTCGGGCATGTGCACGTCTGCGTAGCGGCGCAGTGCCTTCTTGGAGTGGGTACGCACCAGTGCCAGCGGGCGACGACCGACTGACCAGTAGCCGCCACCTACGGTTTCCACCCAAGGTTTCGGAGGGACTACGCACGGCTGGTGCATCGGGCTAATACCTGCTAGTGCACCAGCGCGTTTGCTCAGGAGTTCCACAAAGGCCGGAGCCAGCTGGACCATCTGCATACTGGTCACATCGTCGGAGCCATCGGCCATCTTGTTCTTGGTCATTTCCACCAGACCAGTCCCCTCGATAAGTAGCTCCAGCAGCTTGGTCCCTACGTGCATCTGCTCGTCAGTTTTCCAGCTCGCCCAGTTGTTGCCGCCCAGCATCCCTTTGGATATCATATCGGCCTCGACCACCTGCATGAAAGCCTTCTTGTACACGTGGCCTACTCGCTTGTCCAGCTGGTCCGCTACGTTCTTCTTGAAATAGGCGGCTTCCTGCTCACGGATACGACCGAAGCGGGCCTCATCCTCAAGGGCCTTGCCTAACTGTGAGGATACCTGCTGGATGGTGGCCTTTGAGGCGTCTGTGAGCGTCCCTAAGACGACCTTAATGGTGAGCAGTGCGATTGCCTCACTGGACACTCCGCGCTTCTCTTTGAGTACCTCAGCGCCCATGCTAAGGGCCAACTCAGAGGGAACGCCGTGCTTAATCGGGTAGTACGCGCGAGGCTTCTTACCGCGAGCGTTTGCTTGCTCCTCCTTCCAGTCGTCAATGCGCTTGGTCAGCTGCAGGTGCAACGTTAAGACCAGCGGCTTAGCGGCCACGTTGTCGGCGAACTCACCAGCTTTCACCTGACGTTCCAACATCTTTAGGAAACGCTGCTCGCCCAGCTCGTACGCTTCGTGCTCCAGTGCTAACTGCTCGCGTGCCAGCTTATCCCCGTAGTGCTCGCTGAGGATGTTGTACGGAATAGCGGCCAGTTCAATCTCTGAGAAGTCATTACGTGCAATGTTTAATGCGTTCATTGTGTGCCTCTTTGTGAATAAAGTTTATCTATCGGTGCCTCTTGCGTGAGAGACACCTAAGATACACTTCGTTAACCCATAAGTCTACCTTGAAGGTAGTTGTCGATTGGCAACGGCTTGCCCATTTGTATCGCTAGGCCGGGTCCCATTTGCCATGCCAGAACGCGCTCCTCGATACTCGCTAGGTCTAACTTTAGGGCGTCTACGTGGTACTTCTCGCGCTCACGTTCACGCTCCTTACGCCACCGAGCGTGTGCCTTACGGCGTGCTCGACGTTCCTTATTGGCCTTACGGCGTGCGATGCGCAGCTCCCCGTTCGGGTCCCGCTTAGCCTTGTTGCGCTTGCAGCGTTCAATCATCTTGTCGTGCGCTATCTGCTCAATCTCAGCAAGTAGCTCCTCAGGGTCCAGCGAGAAAGGCTCACGGTCCCGGTCCGCTGAGAATGACACCGGGTCGGTAATCACTGGCTTGCCGTCCTTGGTGAACATGATGTTGCCGCTGTGCATATCAAAGGACGCAATCCCGTAGAAGAACTTGCGAATCATTTGGCACGTCTCGATAAACGGCTGGTCGCCCTCCGCGTAGTCCGCTGGGTCTGATTCACCTTCGACAAAGTAATACGCTAGGTCTGCGTAGTGCTCGTGCTCATCGTTCCCACTGCGCTTGCACGGCTCCAGTTCATCCAAAACCACCGTATAGCAGCCAGCGTGACGCGCTACGTGATAGACGTTAGGAATCCCTACCCGACCTTGGTGCATCCGGCAGAAAGCCACGTAGGCAGCACCTGAGTCCTCTTTCTTAAAGCCAACCTTAATGACCCTACCCGGTAGCAGCTCATGCTTAAACGCCGCGCTGAAGTGACCATTACCCAGCAGGTTAAACCCAGCATCTTTGGCCTTAATTTTCAGGGTTTGCCAGTAGTCCTGTCGCTCCAGACCCCAACCGCTATCCGTATCGTCACCATCGGACGTCTCAGCGTTCACAATGTCCGCCATGAGTGCTACCAGCAGCGGCTGGCGCTTGTCGAGTTCACAGATTGGCAGGTTACGGATGACGTCTAAGCGTTCTTGCATATCGGTGTAGTTCATTTGGTTGTTTCCTTATGGTGTGTTAGCGTGCTTGGTTATTTGTATGAGAGGAGTGTGAGCCTTGCCCACTTAACAGCTACAACTGCTTGCCGTGCGGTCATCTTGCGACACCTTGTTAATAGGCGCTTAGTGTACACATCACTGGCACCGTATGCCATTACATGTAAAGCGGTCCGTATGTGTTTCATGTCAATGCGTTGCGACATAGAATATTCCCACTTTGTTTGCCTTAAAGCGGCCATTAGGTAGCCGTACAGTAAAGCGAGGCAGCACGCCCCACTTCAGGTAACTGAATGATGCTTTGTGCACCTTGAGACCCTTATGAAAGTCTTTCACGAACACCATAAGGATGAGCGAATATCCCAGGAGCGCTATGATTACGAGAGGGAGTGGCATTGTACATTACCTTACGTGAGCGGTAGGTTTGGGCCAGTTGGGCCATGTAATAGCCGAACCAGTCGGCCTTTGCTTCAGGTATGCCAGCAGTGCACTCGCAGGCCGTCTTAAAGGCGCTACGGTATTCGTGCATGTCCTGCTGTGTGAGGCCATATTTGATCATTAGACCACCTCCCAGTATTGCCCGTCGATGATTGAATAGCATTCGCCCTTTGGTGCGTCCACTTGTTGCAGCGTGCCACCTAGTGCATCCTCTTTGAGCATCGGAAATGCTTGCGGATACTCTCCCACGCTTGTGATAGACCATAGCGCGGCTGTATGGGTCTGTGAGTTCACCACCAACACAGCATCCTGCGAGTAGGTCTTACAGGCCAGCCATGTCAACTCTGCGGCTTGCTTCTCGGTACATTCAACTTTAAGCGTACGCTCTCGCGTTGCCTCTGTCATACCAGCTTCTTTAAAGCAGCCCTGTACATGTTCATCACGAATGTTGCCGTATGCTCCCGGATAGGTGCGAATGGTCTTAATGAGACCCTTGAGCATCTTCTCGTTTACTTCCTGCGACTCATGGCCACGATATGCGGTAACGAATACGAATACTTTGTTGGCTGGTTCTTTCGTGAAAATCATAATGTATATCCTTCAGTTGATTAGTGGTTATCAAGGTGGCTACTCTCAGGGTGACAGGACGTACCTTGCCAGAGACCTGAATGTAACCACTAGTTAAACACTAAGTGATGAGTGATGTACATGTCAGCTAATCCATATTGTTAAAGAGCATTGTTACTGGTGATGCATATTACTTGATGTTCATCGTTGAGTCAACCATTTTCGTATGTCCGGTTGATGACTACTTGAGACCCTTCAGCATCTTCCCGGTAACTCGAAGTATTCCCGGTAGTTGGTAGCGTTGTGTCTCTCAACTGGTAGCCATTAGACCATAGCCGTTACCTAATGTCAATACCCTAAGTTAAACTTTATGTAGACCTATAGTGATAGTGGTCTTTATGGTGATGGTCTCATAGTAATACTTTAAGTGTCTCCTTATAGTGATACCTAATTGATTAGGTGTTGACACCGACCACCAATAGCCCTTATAGTAATGGCTCACCGATTCCTATTGTCCCGCTCTCAGTGTCTCAGGGACTGCTAAACGAGATACCTAAGTGTTTACTCTATGTGACCTACTGACAGTCACTGCTAAACGTTAGTCAAACGGTGAACCTAAGGAATAGTGTCAATGGATGGCCTCAGGTCTAACCTCAGGTTGTTACCTCAGGTGGATACTTAAAGAGGCCCAACAGATAGGGACACAGAGACATCAACATATAGTCACCCAAGGTCCCACTCACCACAACATATAGTATCACCTAAGGATTCCCATCGGTCCCACCTAAGGTTTAACCAAAGGTTAAGGGGTGGCCTATGGTTACTTTGGGTGAACTGGAGGGTACCGGGGGGATAACCAAAAGTGTAAACTGTGAGATGTACACTCAGAACTTTGTGTAAAATTCTTAAAGGTAACCTCAGGTAGTCCTCAGGTCAGTGCATAGACCCGTAGGTAGACCCAGTGAATCACCTAAGGTTAACTTTAAGTATTGACTATAGAGGGATGGAGTGGTGTATGCTGATAAGCATCACTACGGAATCCCTAGCGCGTCAGGAAGACCCTAATCGCTACAAGTGAGTAGAGAGCACACGAGAGTCTCCAGTCCACTGAGTTGCTGCTGAGTAACCAGTGAAGCCCCAAGGGCACCAGCAAGTACCAGCAGAAATCGCCAAGTAGTCCTATGGCGCAGTAAGGTTAACAATAAGCGCATAGGTCCTCCTTGTGTTAGCTCTTAGCGTCTTATAGTTAGAGGGTGATATTATCATCACTACCCTCTACCTGTGGGAGACTTATAGTGCATAACTATATGAATGAAACTTTAAGTAGTCTTATAGTAAGTCTTTAGGGGTCTCTCCCTATAGTGCTACCTAATTCCAAGTGTCTGTTATGCCTGAAGTTTTCCTGAAGTGGCCTTCCGTGGCCTAATGAATCCTTATGCACAATCCCTGCATAATCACCATGCGATGAACATAGTGTCATCCCCATCGTCTTCCCACCGGATGTCCACACCGTTGCTACTGGTGGACCGGAACTGGGAGATGTTACTCAGGGGCTTCTCCATGTGGTGCTCCAAGAACTCCTGAAGTACCTCAGCCTCTATCTTCACAGCGTCCTGCTGCATCGTAGAGCGTAGGAACTCTACACCCAATGCTAATGCATCAAGTCGGTCATCATGTGCCACAGCGCCCTTCTCACGGCTCATACGGGTCATCTGGTAGAACAGGCTGTACTTCAGAGCGTGCTTACCGTCTGCATCACGTGCCGTCTGGTAGTCCTGTCGGATAACCTCATCACGGATGACCAAGCGGTGACTTGCCAGTACAGGCTCAAGGGTATCGCAGATACGCACCTCTTTCATACCACGAGCACGAATCTCTTCGAGTTGCGCTGGGTGATGCTTCAGGAGCACAGGCTGGAAGACGTTACCGAACATACCGTCACCGAAGTTGCTCTCGAAGACCACAGTCTGAACCTGCCACTGTTTTGCTTTCTTAGCGAGGAACTCAAGGGACTTCTCTTCGTAACCGCGAGTACCACCAGCGTCCATCAGGTAGATGTAACCGTTCAGGGTGTACAGTACACACCAGCCAGTCTCATCCTTACCGCGACCACTTGGGTCAATTACCAGAATCTTACCCTGATACGCACCAGTGTTACTGGAGGCTGTGTGGAAGGAGTAAATCTCGTCACCCTTCATGCCCACGTTAGGAAGCTCCTCATTGCGGTTCTGACGGTTCGGTAACCACTGGTAATGCATTGGGGCCTTGTCCATCTGTAGACCGCACACGATAGCGTCACGGAGGCGTAGCGGGTACTTCTCGGCGTCACTGAGGTTCGGGTTGAGCATGAACTGGAGTGTGTAGCCAGCCTTGCCGTATTCCACCTCACGTTCCTGAAGGTCCATGGAGTCGAATCTCACCGGGTCAGTAGGCTGACTGCTGAGACCCTCTTTGTCCTCATCGTACTCACTACGAAGCATTGGAGCCAGACGGTCGCCATAGTACAGGTCTTCCTCTTTGGAGCGAGGATACTGTGCAGGCCAGATAATCGTCGAGTACCCACGGTTGTCCTCAAGTTCCTTGTAGAGCGTCATCTCGGTCTGAGGGGTACCCAGATAGATAACACGGCTAGTCGGTAGGGGTTTCAACAGTGCGGCGAACTCCTGAACCAACGTCCAGAGTTTCTCTCGGGCACCTTGGGTCGCAGAGTTACCGGGAATCTCCACGTCATCCGCAATGATGATATCGGCACGGCTACCCGTAAGCTGACCCGTAATACCCACAGACTTAACTGACGGGCTGTGGTCAGGCTTGGCAGGGCCTACATCAAAGCTAATCACGGAGTCACGCTGGCCGGGGCGAGGCTTAAGCTCACTCAGGAAAGGCAACAAGTCGATGATGTTCTTGATGAAGATGGAGTTAGCATCCGCACGTTCCTTTGAGGCTGAGACAATCAGTATCTTTAACTGAGGGTCACGCCATAGGGTCCACACTACGAACGCACACGTGATGAACGACTTCCCGATACCACGGAAAGCCTGAAGGATAAACTTCTTGTTCTTGGGGTCTGCCAGACACTTGGCCATGTCGATTTGACACTTGGTTGGTTCCGGCAGGTTCAGGGCCTTCCAGAGCACGAAGAGAAAGGCGACAAAGTCACCCTTCAGTTGTGCAATGATTAAGGCGTTCTTGGCTTGCTGAGAGTTACTCAATGTTCACCTCCTTTCCGCTGTAGCTTGCGAATGGTGTCCTGTAGGGCCTTCTCTTTGAGGTCGGCCTTCTGGGTTATTGCGATAAGACTTCGAGCAGTTGCTTCGTGTAGTTCGACGGAACCATCAACGAGGCATCGACCGTCTGGTCCTGCGGCGACACTGGTAGGTTTGACTTTGACGCGCAACCGCTTATTGTCGCTACGCAAATCAGCAATAATCCTATCAGTGCTGCCCTCCAGCCCCTCAAGGTCTGCTTGGTACTTAGCCGATACTGCATCAATCGCTTTCTGAGTTTCAGCTCTAGCCGTTTGCTTCTTAACGTACTCATTCTGTACTTCCTCCTTCCATTTGGCGTCCGTAGACTGTGACCCCAAGTGCCACCCGAAGGCAAACACCATGATAGCCACAAGATACGGGACGATTCTCTTTGTGAACTCCAGCATAATGCCTCCCGTTGTTTCTCAGATTTCACGTAGGAACGCCTAGCGTAGTGCAATGACATCCATAAAGGCACTACATATAGTAGTACCTTGAGTATATCACTGTAGGGTGAACTTATCGTCATCTGTCAGACCATCGGCACCCACCTTGGAGTTATAAGCCTCCAGACCCTCAGCCAGTCCTCCCAAGATGTTAACGTCAGGGGTCAGCTTAGAGATTTGGAACTTATGGCGCTCCAGTAGTTTACCAATGGCGTTGTACAGCTGAGGGGTTCGCTTCTCTGGGTTCTTCAGGTCCATGAGCATCTGCTGAGCCATCTCAGTGTCTAACATTTCGAGGAACTTAATCAGGTCCATATGTTACTCCTTATTAGCTTTCTTCCAGTCAATGATTTTGTCGACTACCTTGGCACCAATCTGAACCACTGTGTAGGCGATTGCCGCGACGTAGAACCACTCGTTGAGTGAGAGGCCCCAGAAGAGCCTCGCTACGCCATCAGCCCCAGCGACCCCCGCAATAGGAGCCGCCTTGATAACTTCGTTGTTGAAGTCTAGGGATAACATGATACCTCCGTGTTACAAGAAGTTTACGATAACGTCATCAAGGATAACCTCAGCACCATCACGAACACGGAGAGATATCTCAGCGGATACAGCACCTACTGGGGCAACGCCTCGGCAGAACAGGCCACCTTGCTGCCACGACCCGACAGTGTTCGAGAAGTTAGACGTCGAGCCTGTACCGATAGTGGTACCGTTCTCGGACTTAAAGGTTACTGTCAGGTTGCCCGGTGTTGAGCCGGATGCCGCCTTATTGACCTTGTAGGCCACGAACGATGCAAACTCCTCTCCAGAAGACACTCTGACATTCTGGGTGAGGAACACACTCTTACCATCCAGAGAGGCAACCTTAACCGCCTTACCACCGCTGTTGGTATCATCCGTGACGATTGTAGCCGTCTGTGCCGGGTCGCCACCAACGTTAAGCGCCCATCCAGCCAAGTCCTGCTCGAACCCGTTATTGTAGAATCGGTTAAGTGAGCGGTGGACTGGAATGTTACCAGCCCCCGATTCAATGTCGTATGTACACGCGATTGTCTTAACGATACCCTCGCCTTCACAGAATGTTCGCACCTTCTCTGGGTTATTCACATGGAACATATAGAGGTTACCGGGGAACTTGACGGCAATGAAGATTGCGCGAGCTTTCGCCCCAACAAGCACAAGCGGTCTGGTCTGAGAAGATGGGCCGTTACACACGAGCGTTGATGACTGTAGGATGAAGCGTGCTCCGATTCCAGTCACCTCGACGTAGCGCATCCAAGAACTTTTACCGGGGTTCTCGTTGTTCCCCATGCCGTCGATGAGCAGTGAAGCACCATTCCCAGAGATAACAACCGGGGTATTGAGCACACTTGTACCAGACATGCCTACACTGAAGTTTGCACACGCAATGATGAACTTAGCCCCGTTCGAGTCGGAGAACTGAGTGTCGCTGAAGGTTATGGACTCGCCGGAGTCAATCAGTCCAGCAGGGGCGTTGAACACAGAGGTGATTCCCGTAGAGATCATGCAGTCAGATACCTTGTAGCGCCAAGACGAGTCAGTACATTTGATGCAGTTGTCGAACTTGTAAACGCTGCACCCACGGATTATACACTGACCGTTGTACTCGGTTCCGGTGGTCATCCCACGGTTACCCCAAGTCCACCCGTCGACGCCAGCCTTAAGCCCACCCACAAGCTCGATGGACTCCATGTAGTTGGTCGTGTTTCGATACATAGGTGTCGGATAGGAGCCTGTGGCGTGAATCCACAACGCAGTCGGCCCAGTGAACTCTGAGGCGTCAATCGTAGCACGGCCTCCTGAAGTGAACAGCGAGAACTTAGCTAGGTTCACCTCAAGCGGAGTTGTGCCAGTCAGCGGGTATACCTTACCAGCCGTCAGGCGTACGCCCACAAGTAGCGTATTGGCTATCGTAAAAGAATTGCGCAGCTTCTCCTCAAGGGTGGCACCAGTCTGCGTGTCCACGTTTATGAACCCTTGAGAATCCTTAAACACATACAAGTCATCAATAGCCTCTTGGATAGTGCGCCCATCCCTGAGCACACCAATGGTTGAGCCTTTCGGCTGATTCAGTCTGTCTAACATGTGGTTCTCCTTATGGTTTAACTTTCGCCCTGAAGCGGTAGGATGCGTTGTTGTCCGACTTGGTGGAGACCAGTAGGTTGAAAGTAGACGCATCGTTTGACGTAACCTCCACGGACACTTGATAGGTCTGCTGAGGGTCTGCTGAGGTGCTATTCACATCTCCCTCACCCACGGCATTGGACCGACTGTCTACTCGTACGATTGTCGCACGAGCGGCTCCGCCCTCACGGTAAAGCAACACAGTGAGGATTGCACCATTATGGCCTCCGTTATTGGTATTGCGGATAGTCAGGTGAATATCAAACATGTCGTTATCGTAGGTGTTTACTCCACCACAGGACAGTCCCAATACAGCTGGGCTAACGTTTGCCGGACCAGTCGCTGTTGGCATTGTACCAATGTACGGCCTGCCTCCTGATATGCGAGCGACCCCCTCGTTAATCGTGTCCTCCCAACCCGGAGAGTTTACCACACGGATAACTGAAGGACGTGCTGTGCCCGAGATTAGCCCAACAGTATAGCCTGTGAGTCGACTGTCACTAATCTCAAGGCGACCCTCGCTGGTACCTGCCATCCTGAAGAAGTAATCAGGAGAAGGCTCAGTGATAGAACCACCAGTGTCATCACCGCCCACGGAGCTGTTCACCCCAATCATCTTGAGGGTAGACGACTCAAAGTAAATCTGAGCGCTTGCTGCCCCCGATGCGGCTGTTCTCGCAGAACGCCTAATGTTGACGTTAATCAGTGTCACCGAGGAGTTGCTGATACGGAACCCATAGCCGAACGCACGGTCGCACAGTTCGTTGATTACCTGAATCGAAGTAGCACCGTAGAAGTTCCAGTTGTCACCTTCGTTCCACTCGTTTCGACAGTTAGTGAACGTGTTGGAGTTCGCACCCGTTTCGAGCATAACACCGTGGGACTTGTTGGCGTTGATGGTACACCCGATGTGGTTCCCATCTACCGTATTGTAAATCCCAATGTTGTTCTGGTTGAAGTTACAGAACTGGAAGGAGCACCCGATGTATGCGCCCCGGCGGTTACCTACTCGGTCGAATCGATAGAACCCGCACTTGAAGAACCCTACAGTTATTTTACCACCAGACTGTGACTGAATGGCTGGGGACGTGCGGTCACGACCATCGAACATGACACCTTCAGCAGCACATGCAGTATTCCACAGAAACATGTTATCTGCGCCAGCCACTTTACGAATAATCGTACCGTCTGTACCAAAGGATGCATCACTTGTCACGTTATAAGGCTTGTAGGAGTACGTACCAAACAGTTTCACCTTAGCGGGTATTACAACATCTTTTACGTGATATCTTCCCGGAGGGACAATTATTTGGCGTGTCCCGGTGGCGAATGCCTTTCGGAATGCCTCAGAGTTGTCATTGGTTCCTGTGTAGTTCAGGACAGCGGCTCGCTCAGCAAAGGTCATAAAGTCCAGAACGTTAACCCCTGAGCGTAGATTGTCCAGTGCAATCTGTACATTCAGCCCGTTGGCGGTACCAATCTGAGAAGCACCAGTCGGACCTGCGAGTGAATCCGCCAGTGGCAGTGTAGTCTCAGCGGTGGTGCATACGACCAAATCCCCAGCAGAAAGTGGTTTCGCCAGCGTGATTGTCTTGGACCCTAAGTCATACTCGTAGTGCCACCCACGGTATTGACGGCTGCCGTTAATCTCGATGTACGGAACCGCAAGGACAGGTCCCTCTTTGGTAATCACGAAGGAGGTCTCACCGCCCACTGCGGACCCTTGGTTGTACACCCAGAGAACGCCGCGAATAGCTGTGGTGTCATCTCCCCAGTTCTGTAGGTAATCCTCAATGTCTTTCTGGAGGTCCTTAACTTCACTGAGAATACCGCCAGCCTCACCTAAGGTTGTGTCCAGTTGGTTCTTGTTGACAGCGTCTGTGCCAGTCTCTCCGGGAGCCAGTCGAACAATCTTTCTGTTACGAGCGTCTAGGTTGCCAGCATCATCCTCCGGCATTGCCAGAAGTGCCGCATCACGTGCTTCTTCGGCGATATGTGCAGATTGCAGCTGTGAGACGTTAAGGTCGTTGGCGCGTAATACAGAACCGTCACTAAAGTCCACCACTCGCTCTGACGCAGATGTGAACCGCCGAATCTCTACACGGTCGAAACCAGTGGTTGCCACCAGCAGTTTGACTCTGGTCTTGGACACGTAGCGGTACTCAGTGATGTTGCTCAGCAGTCTTCGATTGTCGTCTGACACCAACGACACACGGACAAACTTGCGGGACAGGTAGTCGAACGGGATGTCGAACTCAGTGGCCCCTACTGGGTACTGAATGACTGTTTTAATTTCTTGGTCCATCATGACCTCCTTTAGTTGAATGCGGAGGGAAACCGTGCTGGTCTCCCTATAGTGCTACCTAATTAGTTTGGTTTAGGCTGCTGTTTGATGGTTACTCCGTTAGCCTCATAGATTTTCATGATTAGCTGTTGGGTCAGCGGGTCGTTAGGCACAAGCTCCTTGGTGGAGTTCATCAGGCCAGTCATGTAGTCTCGCTCAGTCGGCTTATTAGGTGCTGTAGCAACACCGTAGGCGTTCTTAGCGGTCGCAATGACGTTCCCTACGTAACCCAACGCCGGGACCTGAGAACCCAAGTTACCCGCAAGGTTGCTAGACTCTGCCCGACCCTTGGATGCTCCGTCTTTCTTCTGGAACTGTTCCTCCTTCGGTAAGATGGTGGAGCGCAACATGTTGGCGTCTTGGAACCCAGCCGCACCTGCAATCATCGACACGATGGACAGCGGGGCACCAGTGTGGGAACTTCGAGTCAACGCCGCGTATCCCAGCATGGTCGGGTTCAAGGCTTTCTTCAGGTAGTCCTTACGCTGAGACTCTTGGAGACCATAAGCCTTCACGTGGGCCTGCATCGCAAAGTAAGTCCCGGCGATACCAAGAGACAGGATGTGGGTCAATGCCATGTCGATAGCGCGGTTGTTCTTGTAGCCCTCATAGAAGGACCGAATGAACTTGGCGTTGAGCGACTTGATGGTGAAGTTCTTGAACTGCATAGCCATCTTGACACCAGCACCGTACGCCTTGGAATCCTGCTGGGATACCTTGTGGGGCCGCAGCATGGTCTCGTCGGCAACCTTATCAGCAAGACGCCACAGGTCCATCGCTCTCGGGTCCTGACTGAAAGCCTTCTTGTCCTTGATGGTGAACTGGCCGTTAGCGTCACGAGTCGCGTGGTCGACAAAGAGTTGCTTGATTCCCTTCCACTGCTCAGGACTGATAGAGGCAGCTTTGAGGAAGTTCTCTTTGCCAAACTTGGAACCCTTACCTCCTAGGGCCGCACCAGCCACATCACCGAGAACACCCTGACGGGCAGTGTCCAGAATGTAGTTAGCCGTACCGTTCAGCATCTTGGTCCAAGGAGAACGAGCCGACAGCTCCTGAGTACCGAACTTGATGGTACCAATGACTGACGCCATGGCCCCACTGGTATCGGAAGCCTCGCGGATTCGCTGTACGATGTCCTCACGTCCCGGACGGATTAACTGGTCGAGTTCCTTACCGAACAGCGCCCCATGGAGTTCACGGAGTTCACTACCGGACACCGGAGAGGTTCTGGTGGCTAGGTCACGCAACGTTGGGATACCATGAAGCATTGCCTTGACGTTACCCTTAGCCAGCATCCCAGAGATTTCTGTGAGGTTCTGCGGACCCATGTAGAAGTTCTTAGCGAAGAACGCTAGGTCATTCAAGGAGCGCATAGCCGTCTCAAAGGCTGTATCGTTGTTACGGCGAGCACGACCAGTGAGAATCTTAACGGTGTCCTTCAGTGCCTCCACTTCGCCCTTCAGTTGTCCCTTGCGTTCGGCCCGCTTGTCTAACGCCATGATTTCGTCCTTGAGCTGCTGCGTGGTCTTACCGCTACCGCCCATGATGGAGATATCACCGTTAACTCGACGGTCGTACGCTGGGATAATCCGTGCCATGTCGAAGTCCCTCAGGTCGTTGACACTGAAGGTCGACCCATCCGGTAAGGTAACCGGGAGGTCGCTGTCGAACATGTTGCGTGCCTCAAGGAACGAGTTGTTCTCGATACCGACCAGACCTGTGATGTTGTCGTCAATGACACTGGATGCCGTGAAGTCCTCTGTGTGGCTGATACCGTACGCCTTGTCCATAGCGTGCTTCTGGACTACCTCAGGTGTCACTTGGTCTACCGACTTGTAGCCGTTAAGTTCCATCAGGTACTCGTCGACACGTGCCTTGACCTCAGGCCGAACTCGGTAACTGGTGAGCCAGCTCTGAGCGATTGCCTGTTGAAGTCCTTCAGGTCCACCCAGCTTCTGCATCATCAGTTCCTTAGCGCCCCTGTCGTACACGTTAGGAACATATGTACCCTTGTGTCGACTACCGGGGAAGATGCTCACGGCGTTAGCGTTACCGAAGATACCCGGCTGTTCCATCAGTTCACGCTTGGTGTCGAAGTGCTCTTTCAGTAGGTCCATCACCTCACGTTCACCTTTGGTCAAATCAGCCTGTAACTCTGGACGCTCAATCGCTAGGGCAGCACGCTTGTAGACTTCCTGACGGATAGCTCTACGCGACATCTTCTGCTCACCCACGGAGAACTCTGGGTCCTTCATGGCACGGTCAACAGCGTCATACAGTTGGTTGTACATCCGTTGGTCAGTCGCATGGAGCCGCTCATGGATGTCCGAAGCTGTAGCCCCGAACTTACCGCTAGACCCTGATTGCATCCCTGTAGGAGAACGAACGAGGTCCTGAGCGATTGCACGAACACCAGCATCCTTGGACCCTAAGGTCTTCAGGCCGATCTCAGTGAACCCACCGAGTTTGATACCGGGAGCTGCACGCTCTGGGTCAATCTCTGCGAAGTCACGTTGAGTCCTTGGGTTAAGCGGGTTGGTATCGCTCAGGATGGAACCATTGGCCAGAACCACTGCGCCCTCTTCGGTCGGGTGGTCGGCGAACGGAACACCTCTGTGGTCCTGCTCGAACGAGAAGTTCTCTGGAGGTAGCGTCGAGGTGTCGTGACCGCCAGTGTTGATGGCAGTCTCTCGTGCTTCCATGCGGAGTGCTGGACCAGCGAACTCATTTACGGAGTCCACTCCACGAGCCTTACGAATGCCAGCGGCCACAGCGTCACTAAGGGCAGACATGCCAGCACCGAACAGTAACCCACCAAGTGCCGCATCAGCGTAGTGAGCTTCGCCACCAGCGACTGACGTGCGGATACCTTCAGAGGCAACACTGAGCGCTCCAGCCTGTGCACCTACTCGCAGGGCCTTATTGACCACCTTGAGTCCCTTCCCGGCCACACCGACCAGCGGTACATAACTGAGTGGGTCTACACCAGCACCAACGATACCAGCAGCGAGTTTCGCCCCAGTACCAGCCTCAGCGGCCCGTTGGTCAGCCTCGAAGTTATCCTTGGCCAGCTTGATGAGCGCATCCCAGTTCTCGCCGTCGCCACCAGTCACCACACCGTAGTAACTCGGAGGTAACCCGGAGTCTCGCAGCTTCTGTAAGTCCTCCTTAGACGGGACATAGGAGTTCCAGCGAGTAGGGGTCAACGTGTCCTTGAACACATCGTACCCATCATCAGCACGCGCAGCACGGAAGGCCACACCTAATGTGGAGTTCTGAATCTGAGCCTCAGCAGCATCACCGAAACCGAAGAAGGTTGACCGAGCGTTATACTCGTCGAGAGTCGTCCCGGTCTTCTCCCAGAAGTCCTTAGCGTATGGAGTGTTGGGCGCTTCCTGCGCTACACCTTCAACGTTGAACCCATGGGACTCCGGCAGCTCAGTACCTACCTTGCCAGCCTTAGCGATGCCCTTGAAGGCATCCTCTGCGGGAATCCCTTTACCCTTTGGGGTGATACCACCGAACGCCTCCAGTGCGCCTGAGTTCGGACTCTTGGCCACGTCCAGCAGCTTCCGCATGTAGTTACGGCCTTCCTCCGAGATAGACCCGAAGTCTCCCTTGTCGTACGCTTGGAGCTGAGGGGCACCCGATGGGCCTTCCCCTTGGTTGTACGCTAGGGCTGCTTTCAGCTCATCCCCATTGTACTTCTTAACGAGGCTCGCAAGCAGTTTAGCGCCAGCGTCAATGGCTAACTCTGGGTTGTATCGCCCATCGTCGTCACCATCGGTCACGTTAAGGCCCATCGCTCGGGCCGTGTTGCGGGTGAACTGCATGATGCCCTTAGGGCCAGTCTTAGAGACGGCCTTAGGGTTGAAGGATGATTCGTTAAACGATAACTTACGCAGGAGGTCATAGGAGACCCCATGAGAGTCTGCTGCCTTCTGGAAGATGCCATCGTAATCGCTAGGTTTAGACTTATCGTAGCTCATGTTGTCTCCTTAATGGTTATTGGTCACCACCTCCATAGATGAACTTCGGAGTGGCTTTACGTTTCGCGCGGACACGCTCACCAGCGGCCTTACGGGCCTGAGTGGCTGCGGCAATAGGTGCGCGTTTGGTTGCTTCCTTCAGTGCCTTCTCTTCGGCTTCCTTGGTCAGTCGCTGCTGCTGTTCCTGATAGGTTCGAGTCAGTAGCTCCTTGTCGTAGCGGATGCGTACAGTACCAGTGGTGTCCATCATGTAGATAGAGTCGCCCTGCTGGTACATCGTCAGCTGCTTGTTGGTCACCCAAGGGTTAGCCGCGATGATTCCCTTACGGGCTTCTTCGAGGATGTCTCGGCCCTGCTCCCAGCTCTTAGGGTCATCACTGACCTGTAGGATGTTCTTCGGGATAATACCAATGGTATCACCGTCCACGTCGTCACCTTTGAAGGTCACAGTGGATTCCTTGAGGAACTTGTCGACCTGCTGCATCGCCATGTCGCTGTTACCTGTACGGTACTTGACGCTGTCGTAAATCTTACGGGCCATGCCATCCAGACTAGCCGGAATGCGGGACAGCTCGGGAGACTCTGAGTTGTTCTTCAGAGACGCCCACGCCTTATCGTCCTCGTACTGCATCTCTTTGGTGAGACTGCGGCGGGAACGGTCAGCGTCGATGAGAATCTGTGGGTCAATGCCCTGCTTGTCCATCATGTCCATCGTCAGGAACAAGTCAGCCTTGTCCGGGTACAGCGCAGCGAAGAGGTCCGGGTCGGTGTTACGCATGGTGCGCAGCTTGTTCAGCGCCGTGGTGTCCTCCGGTAACTTACCGTTAATCACAGCGGCAGACCATTCAGACCCAGCGTCGGTTACCATCTGGCCCACAACGGTACGGAAGGCTCCACCCTCTGAGTCTGCCCGGAGGTAGCTCAGCTTCATGCGGTCCTTCTGTTGCTCCGTGAGCTGCATCTGGTCAATCTCAGCCAGCTTACCGTTAGCGTAGTTCACCATGTCACTGTGAGTGAACTCTCCGGTGTTCTCATTGGTCGGCATGTCCTTGTAGCTGGTGGACACATACTGACCGTTGATACGCTTGGTGAACTGCTGGTCGATGACCTGATTCTTGTTGATGGTCTTCTGACGCTTGTCCATCTCCTTGGCTGCCGCTTGGGCCTCCTGACGGAAACGGGTCTGCATCTGCTCCTCAGCTTGAATCAGACGCTCACGCTCTGGTGTCATCTGGTCACCGGGCTGTAGACGGTCAAGGTCTGCCTTAATCCCCTGAATCATCTCCCAGCCCTTACTGGTGTCGTCTTGGTTCAACGCGCTGGTAATCCCAAGGCGGAACCCTTCGGACAACTTAGCGTCATTGTCGAACTGAGTCGACTGGGCCTTGACCATCAGGGCGTTCCACTGCTCCTCTCCCATCAGCTCCTTATAGGTCGAGGTCTTCCCGTTGAGGGTCACCGGACGGTCTGCAAGGCTCTGGAGGAAGTTGGTAGCACCCGGACGCTGGATGACGTCGTTAAGGGACCCGATGATGACCTGCTGCGCCTGAGCGTCGCTAGGGATACTACCAGTCTTAAGCGCATTATCAATGTAGCGCTGGAAGAACTCACCGGACTCTGGACGGGCCAGAACGGCTGGGTCTTTGAGCACGCCTGACAGCTCAACCTTAGAGGCCAGTATGGCACCCTTCTGGGCCTGCTCACTAAGGAACGCATCGTGCTTGCCGTACAGCGAGATGTTACGCTCGGTGATGTTCGCGTTGAACCCTCTCTGGAACTCAGAGTCCTCAGGGTTAATCATGAACTGTTCAGCGAACTCGTTGGCACCTTCGGTTAACCGCTTGTGGCGATACTCTTCCATCTCAGTACGAGTACGGAACTCACCGTTCTGAACGCGCTGTGCCACTTCATCGTCAATGAGGAACGCTGCGTTACGGCCAGTCTTGAACCGTAGGGCCTCCATAGCGTACGGGTCATCCTGATACAGCAGGGTCCCATTCTTGATTGCCTCGCGGCGCTGCTCTGGGGTCAACTTACGGATAATCTCATCGGACCGCTCATCGGCCTTGTCCCGTTGACGCTTGTCGTAGGCATCCGCTGCCTCACCAACCGCAGTACCAAACTTCGCCAAGGACTGCACTAGGTTGGACTGTCTGTACCCTTCCTGCTGAATGGTTACTGGGCGATACTGCATGGACGCTGAGCCACCACGGATTCGGGTAGACCCGGCCTGCGGCAGTTGGCTTAATGCTTGTTCTAATTTACTGGCCATTATTTACCTCCTACCTTGGTGCCTTGGGCCTGACTGATTGGTGCCTTGGTGCCCTTGCTATCGAACGCACCAGAAGCATACGCGGATGCACCCTGTGAGGTCATAAGCGCCAGCGGGTCTAGTACCTGCTCCAGCTTAGACTTACCTTTGCCCTCAGCCTTCTGCATGGACTTAACTTGGTCGATAGTCGACTCAGAGTTACCCAGCTGCTGAGCGAACAGTGACGCATAATCTCGACGGTAGTTATCGGTGACCGCGTTGGCCTCCCGAATGAACTTGCCCTCCTCGATTCGGCTGATACGGTCCATACTGGCTCCCTCAAGGTTTCCCTCTCCGATTGCTGCACGGATTGTACCCATGGCCTGAACCTTATCGAGATTCTTAGCGGTCAGGTTCGCACTGGCTTCTTCCAGCTTCTGCTTCTGCTCAAGGCTGGCGTTAGCGTTCTGAATGTTTGACTCTTTAATCATCTGGGCAGACTGTCGGCGCATCTGGTCATTCTGAAGACCAATCATCTTGGCTTCACTGCGCGACTGACCGATGGCTTGTACTGCTGTCATTGCAATAGGAATAGCTGCCATCCAGCACATAGTTACCTCCTCGTTATGGTGAACAGTTGGAACTTCCCATCCTGAGTGTACTCCTCGTGGAATACAGCACCGATGGACTTAAGGAACCGCTTGTGGGGACCGTTGCCGACCCACACGAAGTTCCACAGGGATGGGTAAACATTTAATAACATGTCCCTGTACTCCATGATTCTCTCACGGAACTCCAGCTTACCAGCCCTGTCGAGTCTCCACACTTGGTCACTCGTGACGAACCAGCACTGGTCTCCGCAATGTCCACCTATAGCCAAAGGAAAACCATCGTGGTCTAACGTGACACACTCAGTAACCGCTGGGAACGATGGTTCTATACCCATGGCCTGCGCCTCAAGTACGTCATGGTAGGCCGGGATGAATAACTCGAAGTCATTACTTACAGTGTTTCTTATGTACATGCTTTAAGTCCCCTCTTAGTGTGGTCTCCCTATAGTGCTACCTAATTGAGCAACACCACAGGGAGACGTTCAGTTAAATACCGTTAGCGCGTCTCATGTAGTTACCCTCCCAGCCGCACCCAATGATTGACACTGGGGAAGCATTGAAGGAACTCAAGGACACCTTCTGATACAGTGCGTTACCTGTCACCGGGAAACGATACTGACCAGTGGTCGTGGCCTTCTGGCCCAGACGTAGACCAGTAGAACCTACTCGGGCGTTGACCAGATAGTTGAACTCACGGCTACCGTTATCGACGCTCACAGTGAACGCGCCAGTGTCCTGATAGTTCACCCAAGCTCTGCGCAGCTGTAGGCGACCAGAGTCCTCAGTGGACGTTGTGCCGTCGTTCTGCTCCTGCTTGATGAGGAACCGACTGAACACATACTGGAAGTCGTACAGGAACCCGATGACAATGTCCTTACCTGAGATGTCACCGCTAATGCGGATGTCCGGGGTTGAATCCCAAGAGGAACCCGTAGGCTCGTACTCGGTGATTTTACCGTCACTCTCGCAGATTGCCACGGTACCCTTAGAGAACGACGCACCGTAGATGTCCTTGACGTTCACTACCGTCTGGTTCGTCTCAATGTCATACGCAGTCTCTGAGATGTGGTATGAACGCTTGGCGTCCACGTGGAATCGGTAAGGCTCGAACGGAAAGTCCGTAGAGTTCTTCTTAAAGTCCACCGCAGCTATCCACACGTTGTAGGCATTACGCATCAGCATGTACATCGTCGAGTTTATACAGTTTGCGGCCATAACCTCAACACCGTCCCCGAAGTCCCAGTGGGACCACGACTGCTGCCGGATGTTCTCATCCATGTAGAGGAACTTGTAGATGAACACCTTGCTGGGAGCGCCCTTGGTCAGTACACACGCGAAGTTCTCCGTACCAGACCCGTTGATGCTATACACACCGTTCGGGATGTAGTTCGGTACGTGAGCCGTCATGTCCTCTGCGTTCTTCACAGAGCTTACATCCTGTACCGCGTAGTAGCGCATGATGGACGTAAAGGAGCTGCGAGGAGACGCATAGTAGATGTTCCTGCCGATACCGTAAGGACGAGCGCGGTCTGACACGTCGAACTGGGTGGTCAGGTCCAGCTGTGCGGTCTTAGCGGATAACACACCGTTGGCCGACAGGACGAACTGTGCCTCATCAGACCACAGTAGAAGCTCCTCAGCGAAGCTCACAGCGTACTTCAGGACAGACACTCGGTTATGGCTCACGGCAACATCCAGTGGGTCATCGTCCGTGTAGTTGGCCACTGACGGCGGGTAGAACTCGAAGTATTTGCTGGTACGGGACATCACAATGTTCTCCCCAGAGATGAACCCTAAGCGGTTCCTGAAGAAGAACACGTCAGTTATCGTCGAGTTCACAAATGATGGCTGAGGGTTGGTATCCTCGTCGCCAGCACGTCGGTCCTTCCAATCGTGATACCCGAGGTCGAAGTTACCGTCAGCTGCGCGAACCAGTGTCCAAGGCATAGTGGTGTAATCCAGCCCTATCGAGATGTTCCATCCAACAGTTTCCTTCCAGACCTTCTGACTCTTGTCGTACTTAACGTAATACTGGTCGGCGGTCTTAGATGTGTCCCCAACAATCTTCACCATGTACCCATCCGGTGCGTTCAGAGGTAACTTAGAGAAGCTCTGGACGTAATGAGTGACTGGGTTAATCAGCTGGTCTGCGTAGCCATCCTTTGTCTCGAATATGTCAATGGTGGTATTAGCAGGAGCAACGCAGTGAATGAACCCTGTTCCCACGTTGAACGTCCACGTAGGGTGCGCCGTTCTGAGAAGAGTCGCTAGGGCCTCAGCGATAGCCTGTGCGTCCACCTTAGGTGGGTCTTCCTTAGCGTTATCGCCCGGAGGGAGCTGGTGGCTAACCCACACGCCATTAATGTTCACTTCGAGCTTGCGACCATACTGCCCACCGCGAACGTTAATGAGGGCGTCCACGTTATCCCTGAAGGTCCCACCATTGGTGAGGTTCGGACTCTCACGGATCTGTCTGGTACGGTTCACGATGAACGTGTAGTCGGCCACGGTGACCATCCGCAAGTTATCCTTAGGGCTATTGACGGTCACGTAAGAGCGGTCGCCGCGAACCTGATACTCATAGCCGGACAGGTCGAATACCCGAACGTCATTCCCTGTGAACACGGCGTAATACTGCTCGTATTCATCACGGTTGATGAGGTGGATGTAGGGGTCTTCCCCAAGATACCCACGGCCTCCTAAGGACTTGATGAACACCATGGGTGGTCGCTTCTGGAGACCCTCAGTCTCGGAGGACCAACCGTTGACCTGAAGTGAACCCTGCTCTGGGTACCGTAGGATTTCAGGCTGTTGGCTAACGCCTCCCTTGAGGTTCTTGATTGATTGTGATACGAGAGCCATTTGGTCCTCCTTAAGTTTCTTATTAACGACCGATGAGACCCTGAACGTATGCGTCACCGTCAAGCATGTTGTACTGACCGAAGTCCATCTCGTACTCGTTGCAGGCCATCCGCGCTTCCATCTCTTCCTGTGCCAGCGAGTTCTCTACGTCCTCCGCTCCGAAGAACCGAGAGTTGAACTGACGGCTGGCCTTGGTGACAATCCACTGGCGGAAACATTCGGGCATCTCGTCGTAATCCTGAAGGGTAATCAGGGTCACCGTGATTGGTCCAGAGAAGGTGTCTGTGCCTGTGGACTTATCATACACCCAACCACCACGGTTAACGTACTGACCACCGAGGATGGACAGGTATGCCGGACGGAATGGGATAAGCCCTGTGTTGGTATCCGGGGTCAATGTTGCTGACTCATTGATATTGAATGCCCAACCTTTAGACTGAATCTGGCGGTTAATCCTGTTGAGGATACGGCGAGCGTTCGCTACGTCTGCGCTACCATCTTCGTCAAGGGTTGTCACCGGGGATTCACCGATGGCTGCGAGCATCTCATTGATGGCATCCAGCTCAGCGGAAGACCCAAAGTAAGCATCTTGCATGTTCATATTGTAAGCTCCTAACGAAAAAACCCCTCAGAGACCGTGAGTGGTCCCCAAGGGGTTTGGCTTATTAGTTAGTCACGACCAGCTTAAAGGTCTTCCTTTCAGACCCGTCAAAGCTGACAGTCACCAGAGTTTCGCCTACAGCGATTCCTTTGAAGTACAGCGTGTTGGTCCGGCGAGTGTGGCTGGCAATCCCTGAAGTACCATAAGTTACCTCAAGGGTTGACCAATCCGTTACCTCATCCAGCCCATCAAGTGTCACCTTAAGTGAATCACCAGCAATAGCCACAGTCTGTACCTCATACTCAGGTGGAGTTACCACCCGAGCACTAAAGGTATTTACGCTTAGGCCGCCGTGAAAACCAGCGCACCCGCAGATTCAGGACGCAGACCACCGTGACCCATCGCGTACTTAGCGATAATCTGGTCAGCCTGATACTCAGCGCGGCGAGCACGTTCCAGAGCGAGGTCTTTCAGCTTGACGGTACCAACAGCGGAACGGTGCTGGAACAGGCCCACAACGTTCTCTTTATTGACTTTACCGCCAGTTGCCGGGAAGGCGTGCTTCTGGTTGGTCGCTTCTGCGCCTTCGTCCGGGCGGTCATCACCAGCACCACCAGCGGTCAGGTGCGGAACCTCGACGACTTCGAAGCCCATCACGTTACGGATAGAGCCACGCTCAGGGTCAAGCAGGGCCGCATAGTTCGCAGCGTTAGGCATCAGAGCTGCCAGAATCGCAGAGTACACGTCCGGGGTGGTGTAGAACGTACGGTCGTTAGCCGGGACGTAGTTCTTGGTCAGAGCCGCACGAGCAATGGTCAGCTGTGCGATAACCGCTTGGCCCAGCTTGACCGGGTCGGTCAGGTCAGCCTTAGCGCCAACTTCCAGCAGGGACGGTTTGCCCAGACCAGCGATGTTCTCGTTGACGGAACCAGCGAGGTTAACCAGACCAGCCAGCTCAGCCAGAACCGCACCATCAGCCGCCATCGCCAGAGACTCACCAATCTGAGAGGTGTACTCGGAGCGCACGTCATAGTGGTTCATCGCGTCTTCGATGTCGTAAATCAGCACGTCCGCAGTCAGCAGGCCATCAATGTTAATGGTCTTCTCGGTGTGCTTGATGTCTTTACGTTTGTCATCCAGAGACTCGCCCGGTTGCAGGTAAGCAGCCTTGGTGCGGCCAATCACAGGGAACTGTGCGGACTTACCGGAGCTGATTTGACGCTGCATGTGACGGTTGGTGGTCACAGAGGTACGAGCGAAAGCGGTCAGGACTTCACCGCCGAATACTTTCAGGAATAGCGCCAGCTTGTCTGCTGCGGATTGACCTTTACCTTGGTTAGTACCGAGCTGCTGTCCACCTTGCATGTTAGCCATGTTGAATCTCCTTATGTTGTTTAAAGAATAGAATTAGCCATTACGCTGACCAAACGGGCCTATCGTTGCCAAGCTCTTTGAGGGTAATTCTCCGCGCCTATCATAAGGTCTTGCCCTAAGGTCGCGTCAGTTACTACTTGAAACGAGGTGATACTCATTGTGTAACTCGAAGGGCACTCTACAGCCAAGCCACGGCAGCCCGATGCCCAATCAGTATTAACTGAACTGGTGACCGCCAAACTGTAGATTCCATCTCTCCCTATAGTGCTACCTAATTAAAACTTAGAGTCGATGACCTTCTGTTCCACTTCACGACGGTACTTGGAGTCGGTGCGGTAACGTGGGTCTGACATAGCTTTAATCATCTCAGCCTGAGACTCGAAGCCTTCAGCTTTGCGGGCCACAGGTTTCGCTGGGGTTGCACGCTTGGCAATAGAGCGCTCAGCTTTCTTACCAAAGGTTTTATCACGAGACTGTCCCGCTAGGTTCAGAATCGTCTTCATGGTGGCTACGTCACGAGACTCAAAAGCCTTGATGAGCGCCTCGGCACCCTCAGGGTTATTGGTCTTCATGTGACCGTAGACCTGCTGGAAGCGCTCGCGGCCACCTACGAAGTCCATCACTTTCTCGACGTACTGGTTGACCAGAGCTTCCTGACCACGAATGTACGCATCGACGAATGCCTTACTGTAACCAGCCTCGGCCAGCTCCCGGTAGGACTCATCTGACAAACTGTCTTCGTTCTGGTACTCCTGCTGAATACGGGTCACAGCATCCTGTGAGAGACCGCGTTCGATTGCAGTAGCAACCATGTCGTTAAAGCCAGCTTCGTGTTCTTCCAGCTGCTGAGAGGCTTCGTTGATGTCAGCCGGAGTCTCACCAATCGGTTTGAACTCTTCAGGTTCACCATCGTCGGTTACTTCCTCCGACTGACTCTCTTCGTCGCCCTGCTGTTCTTCTTCAGAACCCTCTTCACCTTCGGTAGACTCTTCGTCGGAACCGTCAGCGGAGATGCGGACCTGCATACGGCCCTCTTCAGGTTCACCGAACGGGTCAACATCGGAGCCGTACGGGTCATCACTGTTGGTGTTCAGCTCGATTGCATCATCGCCATCGCGGGCAGCAACATCAAGAGCCAACATGTTTTCTTGGTGCTCCTCCGGTGTACTACCAGTCAGTACAGCACTGTTGACACCGAAGGATGCGTATACGTCTGCGTTAGATTCGCCAGCCATTTCAATCTCCTTAAAGTTAAGACTAAGAGGGAAACACGAAGGACTCGGACCTTCTGACCAGACCTCATTCAATCTGGATGTGTCTCCCTATAGTGCTACCTAATTACATGCCCGGTTGCATACCGACTGAATCAGCCGCTGCGGCCATTGCTTCAGGGCTTGCAGTAGCCTGTGCGGCCATCCCCTGACCCAACGCTGCGGCCCCTTGCTGTGTAGCAATCTGAGCACCCTGCTGTGCCATGAGGGCGTTCTTCTGCTCCTGAGTGAGAAGCATACCAGCTGTGTCGAGACCGATAGCGTTAGCGATGCGTAACTTGAGGTTAGCCAAGTTGAGGTCATCATCGCCTTCGAGGGCCTTAAGAGCTGACCATGCGGCAATGCACCGCTCCAGCTTGTCAAGGTCCTGACCACGCCCGATAGCCTCAAGGCCAGTGCTGATAGTTGGCTCGACGGCCTCTTTAGGTAGCTCCGGGATTTGCTGCGTGGCTTGTAGTTGCTTCAAGAGCACTCTTACCAGAGGCAGCTGGAGTTCCTGCGAGAGAATCGAGTAGACACCGCCAAGGGTATCTTCCAGCTCTGACGCCACGTACCGAATCTCTTCAGCTGTGACTCGCTCGCCTGTACGTTGTACCGCACTGTTGAGCATAAAGGCATACGAGAGGCGAGCCTCAATGGTGTCGCTTACGTTCTTCGCTACGGTAAAGTCACCGGACTTCTCCAGCTGGAGGAACTCAATGTCCTGCTTACGGCCCGGTACGAACGCACCAGACTGTGCTGCCGTGAGTCGGCGGACCTGAGTGATACCTGCCGGGTCTACCAGACCGATAACCTTAGCGGTAATCATGGCCATCTTCACGATGGACTCTTGGAGGTTCTCTAGGGACTTGAGGTCGCCCAGATACTCTTCCACGTAGGAACGACCGTAGGATTCACCGTCGATGCGGACCATGCGTACCGGAATGTACGGACACTCTTCGAGTGGGTACTCAGCCTCGCTGCCCGGAACTACCTCTTCGGCAACCTCTTCATACTTCGAGTAGCCATCCCCGGCTTCGTTCAGGTACACGTGGGTGTAGACGTCAATCTCAGCGTCTTCCTTCTGCTCACCTTGGGCTGCTTCCACTTGGCTGCGGACATCCTCAGGGAGAGCGTTGAACGCAATCTTGTCGAGAGTGACAATCTGGAGTACGTTGCCGAAAGCGTCTCGCTGGACCACATACGAGTTCAGTCGATAGAGCTTCATTGGGGTATAACCCTCAGGCTCCGGTAAGTACAGCAGTGCGTTCCCGGCCACACACAGTTGCTTAAGGCACTCAAAGAGCGTCACCCGGTAACTGTTGGACTCGATGTAGTTCATGATGATGCGCTCTACCATTGAGAGGCCCTCATCGACCTTAGCGAGACCCTCAGCGTCACCAAGTAGGTTCTTCGCTTCGTATTCGCTAATGGTCAACTTCATCCATGACTGCATCGGGAACAGGGCCAGCATCAGCTTGGACGCTAGGTTGTTCAGGCCGCGAGCACCTACGGATTGCCACGGAGTCGTGTAATCGGTCGATGCGTTATCGGAATCCTTAGGGAACAGTGAGGGAATCGTGTACTGCGCACAGGACTCTGCTCGTGTCTCGTAAGGCTGTCGGTCGTTCTTCAGACGGTCGTATACCGCCTTGGCTCCCTCCTCTGCGAAGCCTTCGAGTTTAACTTCTGCCATTTGTTAGCCCTCCCCGTAACCAATCATAAGTTAATCCCACCGCCAGAGCTGCGGGAAACTGAGAGGGACTTCTTACCGGAGGCACGAGTTTTCTTCTTGCCTGACTCAGTGTCTGCCGAAGACTCAACGTCCTCCACGACCTCTTTCGGTGCTTCCTGAGGTGCTGCCACAGGTGTCTCAGCGGCTGTCTGCACGTTAGGTGCATCTGCTGCTAGACCAACGGCCTTGAGTGGCGCTTTGACTACCTTGGAGATAGCCTTCTTGATTTTCTTGAACAGTCCCATGTTAGCCTCCTAAAGCTGACTTACGGATTTTACTGACGGACCCTGTAGGTTCGGTCGTCTTGGCCACCTTGAGTGACTTACGCCCTGAAACCTCAGGAGTGGTGCTGTTTGAATCTTCGTCACCACCGTACTGGACACCCTTAGGTTCCTCCGTCAGTGGCGCTGGCTCAGGGACAGTCGTTGTGTCGACCTTAGGTGCTTTCATCTTAGGTGAGAAACACATAATCAATCTCCTTCTTTGAGTGCACGCTGACGTCCCTCCATCTCGTCAAGGACACGAGAAGCCATGTAGTGACCATACAGTACCCCGGAGATGAACTCCTCGCTGTGGCCAGCCTCACGCAGCTTACGGACCTCTGACTGATACAGGAAGTCAGCATTGAAGCGAGACTGTAGGTACTCCTTGACAGCTCGCGGTACGTCAGGAAGGTCATTAGGATTGTTAAGGATGTGCTCTATAGGTTTTAACATTTGAGTCTCCTCTTTAAGTAATCTTTAAGTAATAATCATAATGGGCACTTCCCTATAGTGCTACCTAATTAGTGCCCATGAGTTTATCACTCTGCTTTGTGCTCGACTATCTGCTTGATAATCAAGGCCAACATCCAGAGACCACGAGCGATTAAGCCCATGGTCAGGACGATAAGAATCAGCTGCCCGGTTGCCATAGAGTAATCTCCCCAGTCTCGATGTTGTACTCATCAGAACGGAGGATGCGAGCCATCTGGCCCTGCTTGATTACTTCCTCTTCGGTCATCCCTGCTTTGGCACCAATGGACTTAATGCAGTCCCAGAGCGTCTCTCCCGGCTCAGGAGCGCGTTTCACCCACTTGGTTACCTCTTGGCCCTTGTTCTTACCGGACTTCAGCACGGACGTTACAGGCTCCACAATGAAGGGTTCCTTGAGGAAGTCCTCAGCGGTATCGCCCCAGCCGGGAATCCCACCGTAACCATCGGTGATGTCGCCCTTGATAGTCTGGAAGAGGTGCCAGTAGTCAGCGGTCTCCTGAGTCTGCACGAGGATGTTGCCAGTGGTACACCACAGGAAGTCGCAATCCGGGATGGTCTTAAAGTCCTTGTCACAGGAGACCAGTACGGCCTTCTCGTAATTGTACACGAGAGGGTTAGACCCGATGATACCCATCACGTCATCGCCTTCGAGCTGAGGCTCAAGGACGCACGTGTGGGTCTCAAAGACGTACTCAAGGAACTCGAAGTAACCGACAGGCTTCTTAACGACTGCTCGGTTCTCTTTGTACGTTGGGTCCACCAGCAGCTTGCGCCAGTTGACGCGGTCGGTGAACGCTAGGACAACGTCTGCATTCTTCCATGCCTTCTTGCGGCCCTTGTAGGACTCGATGGAGTTCTCCAGAATCTCGCGGGCCTTGGCGTGGTCACAGCAGCGGTGCCAAATCTCCTCCTCCCAAGAGGCATCGAACTCAGCGGCACTCATGGCTTGGAAAACCAGCCAGTCACCATCCATCACAAGGACACCCTTGGCAATCTTCTGGGTTGCCCGGTAGTCACTGAAGGATAACAATGTGTGCTTACTCATTCTTTAACTCCTTGAATTTAAAACCCATCTTCGGGTCGTGAAGGTCCTTGTGGGTGACGAGGGACTGTCGCAGCATGTAGCCATCCTTATAAAACCAGACGATACCACCAGCAGTTTCCCAGTGTGATCTAGGTTCCAACGGGTGCACGAACACCATTCTCTTCCTCACAGGCAACCTCCATGGGTCTTAAGGAATTTCACCCCGGCACTGGTAATTTCCCAAGCGCCACCATTGCGACCACTCATGGTCAGACACGAAATATGACCACGGCTCGCAGCCTCAGCGACTAACGCAGCGTTGTTGCGCACGTAGTTCGACTGGAAGGACTTAGGGCAGCCCTTGAGGGCCGCCAGAACTTTGAGGTACTCGCTCACTTGGTAACCCTCACGATTGCCGGAGAGAAGCGCATAAGTTTCTTCTCGTTAAACGAAAGGTCGTTATGTGCCTCTTTGACCATTGAGCGCAGACCATGTCGGATGCAGTACGCAGCCGCTTCATCAGGTCCACCGTTTAGTGCTGCCTCAAGGAAGCCCAGCTTGAAGTTGCCCACCTTCTCACCGTTGGCAACCATCCGTGCAATACGCAGAACGGTCTCGCTAAGGTTCTTCTCGGACTCGCTATCGATCACGCTGGTTACCTCAAAAGTAACCTTGAAACATTTGGTAATAGCCATGATAAATCTCCTGTATTATTAGTGACATACGGCCCAGTTAGGGCCCATCTTACCCTCTGTGTCCAGACGGCAACGGAACTTAAAGTGTTCCCCCACGTTACGCATAGCTTGCTGCGCAGTGTCAATCACCTGCTGTGCGATCTCTGGGGTCCGGCAGGCCACTTGTATTTCATCGTGAACCCACGCCATGTAGGCGAAGTCGCCGTCCCAGCCATGCTTCAATCCCGCTTTGAGAAGCAGCTCTTCAGTCTCGACAATCCACAGCTTACAAATGAGCGCACCCGCTGACTGAAGCAACGTGTTGAGCGCGGCATGTGGTGACCGTACGTGTACCTTTCTTCCATCCAGTCCCTTAATCCAGCGTCGTTTCCACTTGACCTTCTGTTCTCCGGCGACCCATCGGGATGACTCAACGAGGGTCTGCTGGATTCCTTCACGCAACGCTGCGATTGCTGGGGTGTTCTCAAGGAATTTCTTCTTGAGTTCCTTTCCGCGTTCTTTACCTGCTCCCACAATCTGTCCAATCTTTTCGTCTCCAGCACCATAGAGGAAACCGTAGATGAATGTCTTGGCGTTATCACGTGTTGGCAACTCAGCCGCCGTTTGGTTGACTGTGTGGATATCACCGTTGAGAATGACATCCGCATATGCCCCGTCGTCGTACTTAGACATGAAGTGTGCCAGACAACGGAGTTCGAGTCCGCTGGCGTCGATGCCCGCTTGAACCCAAGGCTTTCCGGTAAGTCCGTCCAAGTGATGCTCTGCGCCGAACGCTGCTCGACAAGGCTCACCATACGGCGAACGAACGCCCGGAACTTGACCAAGGTTAGGGAAGCTATGCGTTGCTCGCCCTGTAACTGCACCATTAGGGTTAACACTTCCATGGATTTTACCATCCTCTTGAACGTAACGTAGCCACGCTTTGTCGCCCTCGGCTGCCTGACCGATACGCTTCTGTATCATCAGGTACTCTTTGATGAGGTCGATGCAGCGCTGCTTCTCAGGGTCTTCCACGCGAACGTGCTCAAGGACCTCGTCGTCTACCTTAGGTGCACCCTTTTCGGTGAACTCTGTAGGTACCCATCCGGCTTCCTTCAGCTTGAGCGCAATGTGGTCTCGACTACTTGGGTTGAACACAACGTGCTCTACTGGTGTGTACGGAGCGCCCTCTACGTAATCCCGAGTGTCCAGCTCGCAGGGTTCACGTCCCTCACGCTGAGCTTTGTTCTTGGGTTTCTTGTAGATGCCGCCCTGCTTCGGGTACTTCACTCGCGGGTACTTACCTAGAGGCTTCCCGGTGCGCGGATGCAGGAATAACTCAGTGCCGCCCTTAGGCTGATACCAAGTCCCGAAAGTGTCGGTGAGTGTCTGAAGGAGTTCAGAACGACGACCAGCGAGTTCAACATACAGCTCCTCAATGGCCTTGGTGTTGAACGGGAACCCGTTGCGCTCCTGCTTGGCGAGTAACCAAGCGGCTCGGTGTTCCAACCAGACTGCCTCACAGGACTCTGACCAGAAGGTTGTCTCGCCTACATCCGTGAAGTCTATGCCAGCTGGGAAGTAGTGCTTGTCGCTCAGCAGCTTCTCTAAGAGAGCCTTGGTCACCACAACGTCCTGAACGTTATACGCCATCATCGGCTCGTTAAAGCTAATCCACTCAGCACCATCCACATACTCCTCACCCTGTTCCTCAAGGAGCTTCTTGAAGTCATCCTTGTACTCACCCTTCATCTCGCCTAAGCGGTAACCCCACGCCTCCAGAGCGTGAGACCCGAAGCGCTTACCGGGTAACTTGCCGGAACGCAGTAGGGCCATGTCGGAGTCCTTAATGTTCGCATACAGCAAACGACTAAGCACCAATGTGTCTACTACGTTCTCGCGCGGCAGGTGGAACTCTCGGTTCAACAACAGCTTCGCCAGCTTGGTCAACGCCGGGGCATCGTACTTGTGACCGTTGTGGAATACGATGAGACCACCACGAGCCACCTCAGCTTCCAACGCATCGAGATACGCTGCGAAGTCCCAAGGTCGATACGATACGTACTCGTCCGTGCTGTAGTCGTAGATGACCCCACAGTGGAACAGAGTGACTTTCTCTAAGAGGTTGTTAGCCTCAATATCGGTTACTAACATAGTAGTCTCCTGTTACTTAACGACGCCCGATGAAATACTCACGCGGACGAATGGTCAACTTGCTGTTCTCAATGGCGAAGCTGCCCGTCAGGACGTCAACACCAAGGCGGCTAACGCCACGCACGTGAGACACCTGAGAGAACTTGTTGCCAACACTGCGGATATAGACGGTGCCACCAATAGCGCCATCCTCCCACGTTGCAAGCTCACCAGCCTTCAGTGGGGCCTTGTAGTCACTCCACTTTGGCGCAGGCTTCTGCCAGCCCTTATGCGGGTCATGTGTCCACCCTAAGTTGTACAAGATGTTAACGGCAGCAACCTGTCTGGACTCGTGAATCTTAACGGCTTCCAGCTCTTTGGTCAGCTTCTCGATGTCTGCACGGATTTCTTCAGGTTTACGCATGGTATGCTCCTCAATATGTTGTGTATGATAATCATGAAGGCCACTACATATAGTAATGACCTTGAGTTTATCACTTAGCTTCTGACGCTGCGGCCAGACATATGGACGTTTCGCCGACCTCTTTGGTCAGGAGCGCCTCCCGAACTTTGTCATCACCGATGGCCACAGTAGCGGCTACAGCCACGGATGCCAGAAGGCGAGCTGCTTGAGTATCGTCGAGGGTCACACGCTGAGTATGCGCACGGTTATCGCTCTTAGCCTTCCAGCGGTAGACCAGAGTTACCTTGTCGTTGCGGACGTTGATGTGAACCTTGCGGCCCCACTGGTCTACAGTGTCGGACAGCTGAATGGTATTACCGGGGAATTTAGCTTTGGTAGTCATTAGAAGAACTCCTTAAGTTTCTGAGCTTTAAGTGCAACTTTCGCTGCCTCTGCTGTTGCATCCAGAGATGCCTGACGTGCCTTGTCGGCTGCTTTAGCCAGCTTAGCGGCTGCTTCTGCTTCCACCTTGGACGCTTTGTCCAGTGCCTTGGCTTCACGGATGTACAGTGCGATGACCAGACGGCCTAAAGTTTCAATAAGTTTAAACATGATGGTTCTCCTATTTACGGTTAAAATCTCTGTACATTCTCATACGGAATGCTTCGAGTGTTGGACAGCAGTGCTCGCAGGAGCACCACTCGTCATGGCTAGTAGTCGTCTTCTTCGTGACCTTCCCAGCCAGTATCTCCCTCTCTTCTCCGCCAGTGTAGCTAGACGGTTCAAGGAGTCCGGTCTTTTCGTTGTACTCCATGTACCCCGCAATGCCAACGCCAATACCATTAAAGCGACACTTGAGAATACGAAGGAGGACAAGATTAGGCATGTCCCCTTGCTGATTACGCTCAAGGGCAATGATAGTATCAGAGAGTTGGCGCAGAGACCCAGACCCACGCAGGTCAGTAATGGAAACAGCACGTCCTTCTTCATGAGCTTTACCTTTCTCCGGGTTCTTCAGGTGGCAAATAACAATAAGCACCACTCCGGTTGACTTAGCGAACCCTTTCAGCTTGGTCATGAGTCGGTCAATCATCTTGCGCTCATCGGATTCCTCCGAGGCTGACACAACGATTGAGATGTGGTCCAGAATGATTACGTCACAGTTCAACCCTGTGCGCATGTAGTGCAGCTTGGCCAGCAGACGGTCTACCTCAGCTTCCGCAAAGGAGTCGTAGAGATGGAACTGGTCGGAGCCATACAGCTCATCGAACCACTCATCGTACGTACCGTCCTCAATGAGTTTCTGCTTGAACTCCCGAGGCTGCTGCCGTAAGCGGATGCCGTTAGCAATCCCTAGGACATCCTCCATGGTCTCCTCTACGGACTCCTCAAGCATCGCCATGCCTACCCTCAGCCCCTGCCCTCTGGCGAACCCTAGGGCCTGCTGGCGAACGAACGTAGACTTACCCATTCCTGACCCAGAAGTGACCATGATGACTTCGCCACCACGTGCACCCAAGGTTCGGTCATTCAGTCCCGGACATCCCGAGAAAAGGTATCCGACGCTTTGTTCGCTGGTCATGGCCTCTCGCACTCGGTCCTTCATGGACATCGCGCCGATGACACCATCTGGTACCCAAGGTGCTGCGTTCCATATCTGGTCGAGAACTTCCTTGCCCTTGCCTTTGAGTAAACACTCGTTGGCGTCCTTCTCGGTTAACACGGCCACGTGGACCTTACCGGGAGGGAGAACCTGAGCGGCCT